CTCGCGAGAAGATCTCGCATACGTAGAGGCTTGGTTTGAAGAAGTCGCACCAACGGGCAGCCCGGAGGACGATGACGAGAACGTATACAAATACGGCGGCCTTGCTTCGGGCACGGTTGCGAACGACATTCTCGACCCGACCGCAGAGGATGAAACCAGCAGACGCATCCAGCTCAGATGGAATATCCGGACCGTCGCGGATATCAATTTCACGACATATCCGGAGGGCGTCAACAATACAGACCGCGTAAAAGCCCGCGGCGGCAACAATAGCGACACCGATTATGGATTCGCAAGCCTCGGCAATGGGCTTTACCGCGCAGGCGATGGCTCAACCTCGGCTTGCTCGTCGCTTAAGTGCGTCGACGGCTATGTATACGCCATCCCACTTTTCCGTGTCCATCGCCGCAACCAGACAGCCTACAACAAGACAGACAATCCATACGGCGCACCGGCCTACAACAGCGGCACGCAGATTGCGACAGGGCTTTATCACGACGTCATCGCCGCGCAGGATGTTACGCCACTCTATCCGATTGCCTCGGCTTACGAGCAGAGCGCGAACCGCGAGAGCGACCGGGCTGTGCTGAAAGAGCTTTTTCAGGCCGTACATCAGCAGGCCGCGGAACTCACGAACTGGAAGACGCAGCGCATCCAGCAGGGCACGGCGACGATTTACAACAAATTCGTTGTCGCTGGTGGCATTATCAACGCTATCGACGGCACGCGAAACGTCAAGATTACGAGAACCGGCACATACGGCGCGGCGAACTATTCGCTCATGTATGTTGACGGCAAGTTCATCTCCATCTACGACACGCAGGACAGCGTAGCGGCAGTACCGGCGAACAGCAGCAGCACGGCGGTCAACTATTATGCTTACGTTGACAATAATGGAGACGGCTACACGGTTAAGGTCGCGGACAGCGTACCGGACGGCAAGCTCGGGCTTTACCGCATCACGATTCCAGCCGGGGACACCGCGGCAAACCTAAACAACGCAAAATTCACCGACATTCGCCGGGTGGAGTCGCACTACCGCAATTATTATGGCACGATGCCAGCGACCGCGGTCACGCTCCTATGCGCGGCAATCGGGAGCGATTATTCCGTCGCACTCAACATTGAAAGCACGGCATACAACCGCGATACGGTGCTTGAGGTCACGGGCAAGAGTCCGAACGGCTTCACGATTAAGAGCCACGGCGTCGCGGACAACATCGTCGTGCGCTGGACGCTGACGCAACCGAACGCATAAGAGGAGGCAGAGAAATATGCTGATTAAGAGAATCCCCAAGAAGTGGGGAAAAGCGGAGTACGTGCCGTTCAAAGTCGACGGCACGACGCTGTACGCAGGGCAGGGCGAGAACACGGTACACGCAGATCTGCAAGAAATCCAGTCGGATATGGCTCAGACCGTCTACGTCATGCAGGACTATTCAGGGACCTTAAGCGTCGGTTTCGATTCTTCTCTCCCATACATCCTGCTGATGGCGGAGATTCCTCCGTATCAGACGCAGATGGTCGACACAGGCGAGAAGAACAAAGACGGCGAGGAACAGTACAAACCGGAGCGCGTTCCGATTGACGTAGATAACATCCAGTTCACGCTTTGGCCTTTGCAGGTTGCCATCGAGTCAGAGAGCGCGGCAGCCAGCACGACCACGGGCGCGACGGAAAGCGCAGCCACGACCGCGATAGAAGAAGAAAACACGGCAGAGACGAAAGGGGAATAATCAAAATGGAAAGCTTCATCATCGACAAAGACCGCAAGGCGATTGAGCACGCTTCTGGCGGCAAGAACACGCTTGTATACGACAACGCGGGCAATCCGTCCGTCATGGTCGTTGTTCCGAAATTCAACCTCGAAGACGTTGACTCGACGGGCACGCTCGGCACGGGCACGCATCCGGCATTCATTGTCCATGGCAAAGAAGTTCCGGAGATTCTTATTTCAAAATATCCGAATGTCGTTGCGAACGGCAAAGCCTATTCGCTCGCGCATGAGGACCCGGCAAACTGGATTAACTTCGACGGCGCAAAAGCAGCTTGCGAGGCCAAGGGCCGCGGGTGGCATCTGATGAGCCGTCTCGAATTTGCCGCGATTGCTCAGTGGTGCCATCAGAACGGCTTTATGCCGCGCGGCAATACGAACTATGGAAAGGCCTACGACGCAGCGCACGAACACGGCGTTATGGGTGGCGAAAGCAGAACGCTCACGGGCAGCGGCCCGCAGAGCTGGAACCACGACAACACCCCGTATGGCATCAGCGACCTGTGCGGAGATGTATGGGAGTGGAACGACGGTTTCAAGACGGTTGACGGCAAGCTGTATGCAGTCGGCGAAGACGGAACCATCATGAACAATTTCGACAACCAGAACGCATACAAAAAGTTGACCGGATTTGTCGACCTCGGGACTTGCTACAACTCCATTCCGACAGGTGACGCGAACAAGAACGACCACGATATCGGCAAATACAACCTCGCGGCAACCGTCATCAACAAGCAGTACACCGGAGACTCGACAGAAGAATATTACGCACAGAACAGCAGCAAGATTGCAGAAGTCGCCGCGGCCTCGGGATTCACGATTCCGAAGAGCGTTTATCAGCTCGGCGTCGCACTTCCTTCTACGTGGACCGATGTTGACGATTATTCTTGGGTACGAAATTATGGCGAACGTCTCCCGATTGCTGGCGGGGCTTGGCACAACCAGTCGCGCGCGGGTGTTTTCGCGCTGTATGTCAATCTCCGTCGCTCGAACGCGCACGGCGACCTCGGGTTCCGCTCCGCTTACATTGCGATTTGACCCTTGATACTTGTGTTTTGCAGGCGCGGGCGATAGCCCGTGCCCATGTTCTAGAGAGGATGAACGACCATCGACAAATTAACGATCTTGACGAAATCCGCGGATTTTATGGACGAGATTTATGACGCGATTGTGCAATATCCGAAGTCGGAGAAATTTGCGCTCGGCGCGGACACAAAGAGCAGCTTCGTGCGGTTCTACCGGCTGATTATTGCAGCATCGAAGAAGTATTACAAAAAGACGACGCTCCATGACGCAGATGTCGAGCTATTTGTCCTCAAGCATTTTATCCGGATGGGATTCGAGCGCAGGTACATGACGATGAAACGCTACGAGAGGTTATCGGGCTATCTCGAAGAAATCGGCAGGATGCTCGGCGGCTGGATAAAAGCCACGGAGAAGAAATAACAAAACACAAGAGGGAAAAGCTACTTTGGGGAATGACCGTATTCGTCTCCCGATTGCTGGCGGGAATTGGAACAACCAGTCGAACGCGGGTGTTTTCGCGCTGAATGTCAATAACCGTCGCTCGAACGCGAACGGCAACATCGGGTTCCGCTCCGCTTTACTTCGCAAGCCAGAAGACACGGCCTCAAGGGGCCGCGTACAGCGCACGAAGAAATAAAGGGGCCATTCTCCGTGCTGCCGCGACCGCAAGAGGAACCGGCGCAAAAAATAAAAAACGGATGCCCGCGGTTAGTACGGCGCGCGCAGGATTGCGTAGGCTGGAAGGGCGCGGGCATGTTAGTAGGGGTTATGATTGAAAAGAATCGGGAATATTTATCCCAAGATTTATGATTTCGAAAATCTGTATTGCGCGTATCTCGAAGCGAGAAAATGCAAGCGATACCGTCAAGAAGTCATGACATTTACCGCAAATCTGGAAGAAAATCTTATCGAGATACAGAATGAGCTGATATGGCGTACATATCGCGTCGGCAGATACCACGAATTTTACGTACACGATCCGAAACGGCGGCTGATCATGGCCCTGCCATTTCGCGATCGCGTTGTACAGTGGGCGATTTACCGGCAGCTCAACCCAATTCTCGACCGAAGGTATTTATCAACCTCTTATGGGTGCAGGATTGGCGGCGGCGTACACCGCGCGACGCTCAAGCTCAAAGAGTATTTGCGGCAGCAGAGCGGCACGGCATACGTCCTCAAAATGGACGTGAGCAAATATTTCTACCGCATCGACCACGATGTA